CGCGAGAAACACCCTTAAGTTTCTTACCCGCGTTGATCCAATTGCGCACCGTTCTTGAAGTTACAGAGCCGCCCCATACTTCATCGGCATATTCTTGGGGGGTTAGTGCTTTCACTTACTTTCCACCTCTACGCTTTAATTTACGCTTACGCTGCTTTGCTTGGTAACCATTGACCGGTTGACGAAAACCGCTCATATCGATTGGTTTATACTGCTTTCTCAAAGGTTGAAACTTAGGCTTATCCTCAACCATCACTTCATGACCAAATCCGGCAAGCATTGCCATAATTGCAGGGGTCATAGAACCGCCGCCTAAAATTCCGATGCGTTTAGTCACTGGCTTGCTCCTTACCAACCATAGGAAGCCTTTCAATTTTAAGTAAAAAGTTTTCGTTAGTTTCAATGTCAAAAGCCATAAGAATTTGTATACCTTCGCAGCTATCTCTGAAGCATCGAACAGATACCGTCCTACCAGACAGATCATCTAAGCTAAAGGTTTTTAACTTAGTAACATCAACATAACTTTTACCCATGCCCTTGCTCCTTGCGTAGTTGGTTTTCGTAGCTGTCGATTACAATCTCAATTAAATGATGAACGCTCTTGTGGCTTTTTCTTGTTAGCAATTCTTTAAGCGCTTCAATCTTCTGCTCTATGGCGAATTTGTTTACTATTTCGTCTAGCTTGTCACCAGTGATAAGCAAAGAACCTATTTCTCCTTTTGCTATGATTTCACGTATAGCAACTGCGCATGTTCTGTTGCTTTTCTCCAACTCCTCAACACGCTCATTAGCCTTTGCTAGTAAATCTTCAGCAAACTCATAAACGTAAGGGTTTAAATCCATTTCGCCGCTGGGTTGCTGCTTTAACTTAAATCCGTTGGATAAAGCTAGTTCTTTTACTTGCTGCTTATTCACGCCACTCTCCCCATTTGTGCTTGACCTTGAATAGTGTCGATTAATGCCGATGCGCGGCCTTTTGAAAGCCCTGTTTTCTGGCGCACCGTTTCAATACTTTCACCCGCTTCTAGTAGATTCTGAACACGTGCTACCACAGTGGCATGAATGCGTATTGGCTTGTTGTTTATTATGATTGTGGTCATGCTGCTTGCTCCTTGCGTTGTGGAATTTCACAAAGTTCTGGTAGGTTTGCTTCTACTAATGCTTTAGCAAAAGGTGGTGGTACTGCATTGCCACACCTGGCTACTTGCTTAGTTTTTGAAATAGGCTTTCCGCTTGGATCAACATCAATGATGTAGTCATCAGCAAAGCCTTGTGCTTTAAATAGTTCTCGCGGCTGTAGCATGCGCATTCCGATATCAACAATCTGATAATCGACACCGCGAATAGTTACTAATCCGAAGCGTTCTTTGGTTGTGATAGTTTGAAGTGGCTGATCGGCAGGGTGGCCGATATTGGTGCCGTAATACTTTAATAAAAAAGCTCTAACTTCGCCCAAGTGCAACCCGCCGGCTGTAATAGTGTGTGCTGGCTCATCTGCACGGTGGCCGATGTTAGTGCCACGCATTTTGATTAAGTGGCTAGTTACGACCGCTTGAGTTATAGCTGTACCCGGTCTTTTTTGTTCGCCCCCAGCAGTTATTGTATGAACAGGTGTATCTACTCGAAAGCCAACACTTCCGCTCCTAAATTTTGTTATGAATGGAGCGAGGATAGGTTCAACCAAAGCACTATGATTTGTCATACACAACGTATTGATCGGCTGGTCTACACTTCTAGGCTTAGCGCTGTATTTAGGCCCCCCACTTCCAACTATCAAGGGAGCTTTACTCTTAATGATATAAGGGCTATCTGACTCAACAATGAATTTTTGAATACCTTTCGCAATCCTTTTAAGTGTGTTTTCAGCCAAAGGCTTTTTGCGCTCGAAAATAGAAGGGCAGGGAATAGACCAATCTATGCATTCAGCTGCAGTGCGCCATGGCTTCAACTTGCCGCTTTTAACTTCTGGTGAATCTGGTTTGCCGTGCGTAGGTGTAGGCCAAACAATAGGTATGCCATCACGGCGAGCCACCATGAAAAGACGCTTGCGGATAGTAGGTGCACCATAGTCACATGCGCGAAGCTCTTTGAATTCTACTTTATAACCTTGACGTTCTAGCGCTCTTACAAATGACTGAAAAGTTTTTCCTTTACGATCTGGGCATGGCTTGCCATCTACTATTGGGCCCCAAGTTTTAAATTCTTCTACATTTTCCAGCATGATAACTCGAGGCTTAACAGTCGCAGCCCAGCGAACTGCAACCCATGCTAACCCGCGAATTTTCTTTTCAACTGGCTTTCCACCTTTAGCTTTACTAAAGTGCTTGCAATCAGGTGAGAACCAGCATAAACCAACTGGCAAGCCATTAACCGCTTCACGTGGGTTAACATCCCAAACGCTTTCGCAGTAGTGTTTAGTGCTAGGGTGATTCATAGCATGCATAGCTATAGCATCAGGGTCGTGATTGATAGCAATATCAACACTTCTACCCGTTGCCATTTCTATACCTGAAGATGCGCCGCCACCCCCAGCAAAATTATCAACAATCAATTCCTTGAATAAGTTCATGGTTTTTATCCTTAGCCCCGAAGGGGCTGTAATATTCTTTACCTTTTAGTAAGAAAAGTTACAGAGGTGGCCTAAGCCACCTTCTTCAAGTTGTTAGCCTTAACCGATTCAACGAACTCGCGTAAGTCGCTGGCGTAAGGCTTGTTTGCTTCTTCAACTAGCTTGGCTAGCTGATCCATAGCATTTAGCTCCATTACTGAGTATTGGCGCGTTGGTGCTTGTTCTTGTCGAACCACGCTAGGCGCTGGCTTCGCTTGCGGTTCTGGTTGAACTTCTTCTTTTGGCTCATGGGTAGGGGCTTCCTGTGCTAACTGGTTTGTTGCTGCCACGTATTGCTTGTTGCTTTCTGCCTCTGCATCAAAACGGGCTTTCTCTTCCGCATCACGCTTGGCTTGTTCTTCTGCTCGCGCTTTCGCTTCAGCTTCACGTTGCAGTTTCGCTTGCTCTTCTTGGCGAATGCGTTCACGTTCTGCATCTTCTTTGGCTTTTTGTTCAGCCTGGTAAGTTGCAATGCGAGCCGTTACCAACGTCTTGAAGTCTTCAGTTGCTTTGAAAGCAATTTGGGCCCAGTCGTTAAAGAGGAAGTCATAACCTTGCGCTTGGGTAGAAAGGTGTAGGGCATTGCCCATAGCCAGTTCAACAAACTCAGCGATTTGGATTTTTGCTTTCGCTACTTCGGTATCAGCTGCGTCTTGAAGTGACTCAATAGTGCGCTTCCCTTTCATGGCCGTGAACGGGTCAAAGTTGCAGTAAGGCAGTGGTGCGTTAATTTTCTGCTCTGCTGCTTGCTCTGCTTTGCCAATTTCGGTGTTAGCCTTATCAAGAATTTCTTTGCGCAATTCTTCTTTGCGCGCTTTTATTTGCTTGCCTTCAGCTAGTCGCGCCTGACGAATCTGTTCAGAGATAAAGCGCATGTCTTTTACAAAGGTATCGATTGAATCAATCTCACCCATAACGCGATCGCATGCGTCCTTAATGTCTTTCTCTGCTTTAGTGAAAACCTTTTGACGCGCCTCGGCATCGGCAAAGTCTTGGTCTGATTCGAGCGGCTTTTCAGATAGCGCCACAAGGTCAGTGGCAGCTTGTTTGTACGCTTCTAGGTTTGACTCTAGTGCTAAGCCATTCATTTTGTAGTTGATGGATGGCAGTTCGCGTACTGGACCAGAAGTAACAGCTTTCTCAACTTTCGCTTGCGGCTCATGGCTTTCTAAATCAATGGCAAATTGCTTCCAGCCTTTAATAAGCGCTTCGCGTCTTTCAGGAACTGACACGTAATACATTGCTTGCCAGTTGTCTTTCGTTCCATCACTGGTAACGAAGAAACACTTTTCCGCACCAGACACTAAAAGTTGCTGTTCTAACTGCCAGTAGTAGTGAGGCTCTAGCACGTTATTAAGCACGTTCTCAGCAAGCGTTTTATTGAAAAGCTTATGCTCAAAACACACATCGTCAAACAT